TGGAAAACTATGGGAAGAATGAAAGAATTTTGTATAGATTTGATTAATGCAAATGGAGGTATACCAGAAGGTATGACTATAGAGGATGCAATTAGAATGAAAGAATTAGAAATGTATAATTGGCAAGAATATGAAGAAAGACAAGAAAGACTCAGATTACAACACATTGAATCTGCAAATCCAAGAGAGATTGCAAAGAAGATTGAAGCTGAAAGAGAATTTTCTAAAACAACCGGTGAAGAAAAAGCCGGAGAAAACAGTGAACAATGAAGAAGGGGACTAGAACTTGGGTGTTATGGTATATGGTATTTATGCATTTACTTGCTATTATAGGTAGTACAGGTGTTGTATTATACATGTCTTTATGTTATCCGGGAATATGGAATTGGATTTTACTAATGGTTATGTCACTTGTAAATTACATATTCTTTGACAGCATGTTTAAGCTAATAGACAGAATTATTAAAAGAAGAAACAGAAATTTTTAATTATGAAAAAGTTATTTTTATTGTTAGTGTTGTCAGCAAGTACAGCACATTCACAAATTGTTGTAAAAGAATCAACAAAAGATAGTACAGTATGGTATAGTAAACTTACAGGTTTACCTAAACTAACTCATTTTTATGATGCTGAAAAGAATTGGTATACATTGTATTATAAGAATCTTGATTATCAGTATATTACTGATATTGATTATATACATTTAGATTCAAAAGAAAATACAATAGAGTTCTTTAATATCTTGAAGCAAGCTTTAGTAGACAAGAAAGAGTTAACTTTTGAGTTAGATGGGAAAACTTGGTTTTTAAAGACAGGGTCTAATATGGCAATTATGTCTAGCTCCGGTACTAGTTTCTATCTTACTAATAAAAACTTAGATAAAATACTTGAAGCATTACAATAAGTGAAACATTTTCTAAAATATCTAGTGGTATGGATAAGCCAAAACTTGTCCATACCTTTTTGGACAGTAGGTCACATACATTTGTTGAGTACTATCTATGAAGATGCTATTGAGATTATAGCTTCCTGCGGTATGAACTTAATAGTTGCCGCAGGATTTATTATTGATTATTTAGAACAGAGAAAGAAATTATGAAAACAGAATTAGAAGAAGCTGCTGAAAAATACCTGCAAGAATGGAGATTATTAAATAATATTCATTTATCTAACCCAATCCATGCTGAAAGATGCAAAAATGATTTTATAGCAGGTGCTAAATGGATGTTAGAGCAGTTACAAGACTTTGATACATGGAAGGAGTGGAAAGATAGTAACATTTAAATCAGAATAATATGTATGAAACTTAGAGATATAGAAAGATGTAGAGAACAAGCTAAAGCTTTAGGTTATTTTACAGTACATGGTAAAAGCAATGTTTTTTATTACAATAAATTTGGTAATAGCTGGACTATTGAAGTAACAATACATTCATCTAAGAGTTTTGATTACTATATAGTTGAAACTGCTTTATCTGGAACAAACACAAGACTTACAAAAGATTTTGTTACTGGGCATACAGATATTATAGGTCCTGCACATCAGTGGTGTAAAAACTTAATAGCCTTTCATAAATTTATAGAATAATGACACTTAGAGATACAGAATTAATAGGTAAAGAGCTTGTGAAGTATGGGTTTTACAGAAACAGTAATAATCATCATAAGTATGTGTATAAAGATATTAACATTGAATTTGTATTACTTTATCACAATAACTGGTATGCAGATATAGAAATACATATAGATAGTCAGACAGTTGTTTGTTTTAAAGGACAAGAAGCATTATTTACTCCAGAATGGCTTATAGGTGAAATGAGTAAAATAAAAGCATTATTTCAATTTGCAAGAGTATGACAGCAGAAGAAGTTAAAAAAGTTAAGAGGGTTTTAAAAAAGTATGGATTTAAGCAACACAGACTGTTAAAAGGATTTTATATAAAATTACATAATGAATGCCCTATAACTATAAGTTTTAAAGAATCCCTTCCTGATACACATTTTATGTCAGTTGTAATGGAGCTTGATGATGATTATGATTTAGCTATAGGTAGTATTTTAGATTATGCTGAGACCGATCCTCAAAGATTTTTTGATACAGTAGATCATTTTAATGGTGCAATTAAATTTATAAACAGATAGTTATGGCAAAAATAATATTAGAGTTTGACTCTGTAGAAGAAAAAGATGATGCTAGAGATGCATTAGATGGTTACAAATGGAAACTATCTATGTGGGATCTGGATCAAAGTCTTAGAGAACAGATAAAGTATAATGACAAATTACCTTCAGAAATTGCAGAAGTTTATGAAGAAGTTAGAGAGAAGATCCGGGAGATCTTGAGTAGTTATAACATAAACTTAGAATAAAATGAATACAATATTTATATTCATAGGAATAGTACTAGTTGCTTTTGTTCTTATAGTTTTTCCTTTAAGGGATGATGATGAAAATAATTGGGATCAATAATGGGTAAAAGAGAAGATAAAGAGCTAAGCAAACTTTGTATAGCTATTTGTTCTGATCATTATGAGTTGTTAAAAAATGCGGATCCCAATATGAGTTATACTTTTAACTTGTATGCTTCCGGTCCATATCATGGGCAGTATAGAAAGTTTATGTTTTATGCTGAATTAAAGCTTAATAAACTCTTAGGTTTAATTACTGCTGATGAAGTAGAAAATGTATTCAATATGATGATATCAGAAGATAAAGATAACTTCTATATTGTAGTACAGATAGTCAAACACTATATGAAAGAAAGACATGCTAAGTTTGGAGCCTTAATGGACTATAAAGGTTATGATCATGCCCGGCAAAATTATTCACAAGAAGTATTAAATCCAGCAGATTTCTTACTCAAATTAGTAAACAAATGACAGAAGAAGAATTAATTGACTTAGGATTTGATCAAGTGCATATAGCAGATGCAGAAAGTCAGAATGGATATGATTATTATTTTTATCAGAAAGAGATTTGTGATAATGTAGCTTTATACAGCACAGATAGTATGGATGTAGAAGATAATAATTGGACAATAAAATGTTGGGATATACCCGCAATTAGAATTTATTCAAGAGAACATTATATGCAGTTTCTTGAAGTTATTAATAATATAACTTGTTAATATGTTATCAGTTAAGTTAGTAAAGCAAGATGGTAAGTTAATCTATCCTGATGAAAAGGCAAGATTAGCTTACCAAATCTTTTTGGATAAACTTCCAGAAGGACAGAAAGTAGAAATGTATATTGGTCTAGCTGATGCAGACCATAGTATTGCACAACTTGCAAAAGTTCATGCATGTATAAGAGAATTAGCCAAAGAATCTGGCTATACATTTGAAGAAATGAAAATACTGATTAAAGAAAGATCAGGATTGTGTTATGATGCAGGAGATGCTATATTGTGTAAATCATTTGCAGAATGTAGCAAAGAAGAACTTGTACTTGCAATTGAAGCTTGCATAGAACTAGGAAGAGATAATTATAATCTTAGCCTTCAGTAGGTTCTACATAACCTTCATCACCAGGTTGAAGAATTTCTTTTTCAGTATACAATGATTTTTCTTTTGCAACTCTTTCAATCTCAGCAATCAATAAGGTGATTGTATAAAAGGATCTTTCATACGGATTAAGTTCTTTATATTCTTTAGTGGTCATATTTTTTAATGACTCTTCTAGTTTTTCAGAATCTTTTTCCGAAAGAAATAAGTATGCGGCTACTTCTTTTGCCATTAAATAAAATCCTTTATTTACTTTAATGTCAAAGATTGCATCATCTTTCAGTTCTTTTATATTTATTGCCATAATGTTAGTTTTTAACAAATTTAGTAAAATATGAATAATAAAATAGACCTAGAAGAATTAAAGGAAAAATTATTATTAAAATTAGAACCTTCTGGTTGGAAACCAGTTTTAAAATCATTTATTGAAAGTTCTGATTTTGATAATATAATTAAACAACTTGTAAGACTTACTAAAGATGGTAAAAGATTTACTCCAACATTAAAGCAATTGTTCAGAGCATTTGAAGAATGTCCATATGATAAGCTTAAGGTAATAGTTGTTGGTCAAGATCCTTATCCGCAATTAGGTGTTGCAGATGGTATAGCATTTAGTTGTAGTAATACTGGAGAGTTACAACCGAGTTTAAATTTCATTCTTAATGAAGTTAACAAAACTGTTTATAAAGGACATCCAGGTAGTATAGACACAGATTTAACCAGATGGTCAAATCAAGGTGTATTATTACTGAATACAGCTCTCACAACTACAATAGGTAAGATTGGTCAACACTATGTTATTTGGAAGCCTTTTATGGCTTACATCTTTGACCATTTAACCTGGAATAACAGTGGTCTTGTATATGTGTATATGGGTAAACAAGCTCAAGAATGGGCGGATTGTGTTAATGATAATAATCATAAGTTTTTCACAAGTCATCCAGCCAGTGCAGGTTATAACAATACCAATTGGGATTCTAAGAATGTATTTAATGACATAAATGCTATACTTAAGAAAATGTATAATGAACAAATAACTTGGTAATATGGAAGAGATATTTGATAAACTAGTTAAAGTCGGTCTTACTCCAAATGCTTTTTACATATTGTATTGTTCTAAACATAAAAGAATACCCAATTCTTTTGTAAGTCACGGTTTAGAATCCAGAAAGTTACAAGTAGAAAAATGGTTAGATCATGACTTGGAATTAACAGAAAAAAGTATTAATTTTATTCAAGAAATTGATGCGTTTTTCAAGAAAAGTAAAAAGAAAACTTCTTCTAATTTAATGGGAGAATCTTTTCTTGAAATGATAAAGGAATATGTAGAAATCTTTCCAAACAAAAGACTAGCAAGTGGTAAACCAGCAAGAGTAAATGTGAAAACATTAGAGAATTCTTTTCGTTGGTTTTTTGATACTTATAGTTATGACTGGGACATCATTCTACAGGCCACAAGAAAGTATGTTTATGACTTTGAGTTAAAGAATTATGAATTCATGAGAACTTCTCAATATTTTGTAAGAAAACAAAATACTGATAAATCTTGGGATTCTGATTTAGCTACATATTGTGATATGATAATTAATGGTGAAGATGATTTTGAAGACAATTATTTTAAAGAAAAAGTGGTATGAGAACTAAATTATTACTCGGATTGTGTGCTATAGTTGGTTCAATATGTGGTTATTTTTTTACTCAAATAGTTATTGGTGAAATTCCTTTTTGGAAATACTTAATGATTGAGTTTATGATAACAATTATGCATTTTATTTATAACTATACCAAAGAAAAAGCATTACAATCTCAAACAAATGGATAATTATTTAAATATACAACCTATAAAGGTTAAAAGTAAAATTGAAGCTTTTGATGAAGCTTTAGTACACATAAAAGCAAGACAAGAAGGTAGAATAAGAAGTTTAAAAACCGGCTGGCCCAAGTTCAATGATGCTTTATTAGATGGGATAGAATGGAATACCCTTACAGTTGTAGGAGCTAGACCCGGAACAGGTAAAACATTCTTTGTTGACCAATTGTGTGCTGATGTGGTAAGTTTGAATCCTGATGAGGATTTTAGAGTCTTACAATTTCAACTAGAAATGCCAGGTAGAACTAGTGCCATTAGAGAATTATCAACACCAACTAAGAAAGACTATAAAAGTCTAAATAGTGCTGGTGCAGATATGTTATCTGATGAAGACTATGAGAGATGTGTGGCTTATGTTGAGAAACTAAGAAGTAATGCCAAAGTTGATGTGGTATATGATCCATGTACAATAGAAGAATTTATGTCTACTATACATCATTATGTACAAAAACATACTAAAGTAGTTGATGGTAAGAAAAAATCTTCTAAGATTTTAATTACTGTTGACCACTCTACTTTGTTTAAAAAATCAGCAAAGGATAAGGATAAATTTGATATGCTTTACAATTTGGGTGAAGCAATTACTTTTATGAAAAAGAATTATCCTGTGGCATTTATAATTCTTAGCCAGCTCAATAGAAACATAGATAATCCTGATAGATCTGAAGATGGTAAGTATGGTAATTATGTACTTGACTCTGATATCTTTGGTGCAGATGCTTTATTACAACATGCCGATACATTAATTGGTATTAATAGACCTGCACTTAAGAAGATTAGATTTTATGGACCTGATAGATTTATCATTCCTGATGACACTACGATTGTATTCCATTTTCTTAAGTCAAGAAATGGTGATACAAGAATTAGTTTTTTCAAGTTGGATAAACAGCAGATGAAAATTGTAGAAATTGATACTCCTCCTCAACAACAAAAAAGTAAATAAATAAATATGACTAGAAAAGAAAAAACAGAAGAATTGTTTAAGAAGCACAGTCCTACTTTCAGAATTAAGAAAGTTGATGATCCATTCTTTACATTAAAAAGCGCGTATTTTATTAGTGGTAAACAAGGTAAGTACATTCAATTATTTGAAAGTGAACTCACTAAAGATAAAGATATCTATATGGAGTTTGTAAAAAAAGACCTATCACCTGATTTAACTGATAGACCTTTGATTAAACTACAGCATAATCCTTTTTACAAGGAAGAGTATGATATTGAACATAAAACTACTGATGAAGGTAAAGAGTATTCAGTGTTTATTGTTCCAATATCTGAACTAAGAGTTGTTCTAACAAATGGTACAGAAGTTAGTTATGCAGATTATGAATCAGGTGTAACAGTTGATAGACAACAAACTTTATTTCCTGATTTTGAAGAAGAGTTTGGTTATAAAAATGAAGCAGATACTCCTAATGTAGAAATTGCTGATGCACCTTTGTCAGATATTACTATCCGTGATTTAGCAGCAATTATGTTAATGAAACCTGTTAGTGCTAGACCATGGTTAAATGAATTAATTAAACAAACAAAAAGTGAAATATGAGTATAGTACTTCCAACAACTAAAATCAAAGCGGACAGAGTAAATCCTAAGAGATTGCTCATTTATTCTAAACCAAAGACTGGCAAAACAACTGCATTTGCAGGACTTGACAATAATCTAATTATAGATCTTGAGAATGGTTCTGATTATGTAGATGCTCTTAAGATTAAAGTAAATAATCTTAAAGAATTAATTGAAGCGGGTAACTCTATAATTGAAGCAGGTAGACCATATAAGTATGTTACTATAGATACTGTAACTGCATTAGAGTCTATGGTTATGCCTCTGGCTGTAAAACTTTACCGAAAAACTCAGATGGGTAAACACTTTGAAGGTGACAGTGTAGTTAGCCTTCCAAATGGTGCAGGTTATGGATATATTCGTGAAGCATTTTTTAGTATTTTAGATTTTATTGATACCTTAGCACCCCACATTATTTTATCTGGTCACATTAAAGACAAGGTAGTAGATGATAAAGGTGAGATGGTTATGTCTGCAAATATTGATTTGACAGGTAAAATCAAATCTTTAATATGTGCAAATGCTGATGCAATTGGATATATGTATAGAAAAGGAAACAAAACTATTTTAAGTTTCAAAACTAATGAAGAGGTAACTTGTGGTGCAAGACCTGAACATTTGAGAAATCAAGAAATAGCAGTAACCGAATCAATTGATGGAGTATTAACTACTTCATGGGAACAAGTATACAAGTAATTAATAACAAATAAATAAATAAACAATGAGTGTAGATTTCACAGATTTATTAGAAAGTAAGAGTAGTGGTAAAGGTGGTAAAAAGATAACACCAGGTAATCATGTATTAAAAATCACTGGATTAAGTACTAAAGAGGATGAGAGATATCCTGAGAAGAAGTATATTTATATTAATGTAGAAACAGAACCTATTGATGATTTTGAAGGTTTCTATATTGATAATGATCCTTCTAAAGGTAGACATCTTGGTAAGATTGGTAAAATCAATGCAAATCCTTTTGGATATAAAGATGGTACAATGCCTAGTGGTGAACCAGTTACTCAACAAAGATCAATGTTTATGTTTGTTATTAATCTATGTAAGACTCTTGGTATTACTGAATGGGCTAAAGAACAAAACAATAAACATACAACTCCTGAATCTTTAATTCAAGCATTCAATGAAACCGCACCATTTAGAGATGTTTATCTTGAATTTTGTGTAGGTGGTCAAGAATGGATAAATGCAGAAGGATATACAAATCATAACTTACAACTTCCTAAAGCCGCTGGTGGTAGATATTCTATAGCTGGTCTTGAAGAAGGAAAGTGTTTGAAGTTTGATGCATCTAAACATATTTATGTTCCTGCTAATAGAACACCTAAAGTAGAGAATTTTAAAAATGATGATGATTTGGATATTCCTAAATCTTCAAGTGCATTTAGTTTAGATTAATTCTTTTATTTAATAATTCAAGGGGAGTTTTACGGCTCCCCTTTATTATTTTAGATTATGCTATCAACAGTTAACTTTGTTACTAGTGTTGTAGATGTTCCAAGAGAATGGGTGTTTGAATTTTATTTAAATCTGTCTTGTAAATTATATGGTCAGACATTAAAGATTAAATCTGTATTTAATCCTGGAGAAAAAACAGAATCAATGTATATCTATTTTGATGAATCAAAAGGATACTATAGATACAAAGATTTTTCTTCCGGTTATGGTGGTGATGTCAGTAACTTAATAATGGATCTTTACAATCTCTCAAGAAAACAAGCAAATCTAAAAATTGTATTAGATTATTCTAAGTATCTTGAAGATAATAAATATGATCCAGTAACTGAATATAAAGTAGCTGCAACATATAAAGTATCTGATTTTATGATAAGACACTGGAATGTTCTTGATCAAGAATATTGGTTATCATTTAAAATTGGAAGTGACCAACTAAATACATATGAGGTTTTACCCTTAGAATATTACACACTTAGTAAAACGGAAGAAAGTATAGAAACTTCATTTACAGTAAAAGGTGAACATATTTATGGGTATTTCAAAAAAGACGGTACACTTTATAAAATCTATCAACCCAAAAACAAGGAGAAGAAATTTATTAAGCTATTAAATTACATTCAGGGATCAGAACAACTTACATTTCAGTCAAAATATCTAATGATTATATCTTCACTAAAAGACTTAATGGCATTTAATGCATTAGGAATTCAAAATATTGAAGGAATAGTTCCAGATAGTGAAAACAGCTTATTACCAGATAGTTTGATTCATTATTATAAAGAAAGATATAATAAAATTATTACTCTTTTGGATAATGATACTGCTGGTATTGCAGCTATGGAAAAGTATAAAGAGAAACATGGATTAAATTATATTATCCCACCTGCTGAAAAGGATATAGCTGATTGTATAAGAGCGCATGGTATTGTAAAAACAAGAGATATATTATTCCCATTATTAAAACAAGCATTATGAAAAATCCTATGTATGATTATGTTTTTAGACATAGAATTACAAAAGCTAGATTGAGTTTTGAAGCAAGATCAATGCAAGAGGCAACAAGTATATTAGCAACTATGGTGAATACTGTAGCAGATTGGGATATGAAAAGATATAGACACAAATGAGTTGGATATACAAAAATCAAGAGTTTAATGAATTACACATTCCTGATGGGCATGTTGGATTTATTTATATTATGACTGCTATAATTGATGGTAAGTCTGTTGCATACATTGGTAAGAAAAACTTCTTTGCCAATATCAAAAGACCATTAGGTAAAAAAGCTCTAGCAATGTCCACGGACAAGAGACTTAAAAAGTACAAGAGAGAGTTAAAACCTGACTTCATGAACTATTACAGTAGTAATAAGATTCTAAAGGAAGCTCACAAAGCTGGAGTACCAATCAAAAGAGAAATTCTTGTGATTTGTTCTACACAGATGGAGCTGACATATCAAGAAGTAAAGCACCAGTTTAAATATGAGGTGCTTGAAAAAGAAGAATTCCTAAATGGAAACATATTAGGTAGGTTTTATAAAATTAAATAGTTATGAGTAATTCTAAACACATATGGGAAGGTTGGACAGTGCAATCCTTTATTGACACATTGGATCCAATATTTAGTATGATTATGAGTAATAACTCTTGGCAAAAGCCTTTTAAAACTAAGGAAGAAGTTAAAAATTGGTGTAAGGAAAATCAACCTTACTACAAGAAACATATTCCTGAAGTAGCAAATCATTTTATTAAAAAAGCAGGATTATGACAGAAAATGAATTAACAGGCCTTCTTCTTAAGTTGGCTGATCTTGGTGTTACCGGTATTAAAGTAAAATATGATGGTGCAGGAGACTCCGGTGCCATAGAATGGATTGGATATACAACAGAAAAGTGTGATACTCCAGAAGATGTAAATGATAATATAGATGATTGGGAAAATGATTCAAATTTAGCACAGTTAGATTCAAGTGCTTATGCTTTAATTGAATCATTTGCTGATGAAAAACTTCTTAATGATATAGAAGATTGGTGGAATAATGAAGGTGGTTTTGGTGAATTATGTATTTGTGTTCCTTCAGGAAAATATATTATAAACAATAGTGTAAGAATTATTGATTATGAAGAATATTTTCATGATGGTAGTATCTTAGAAAAAGCTGAAGAATAATGAAAGAAAAAGAAAAAGCAGAAGAGTTATATAACTATGCAGTAAAATTATATGGTGAAGATAAAGCTAAAGAAGAATCATTAAAGTCTGCTAGAGCAACTTATTCATTAGCACCATATCAAGATGGTAAAATGAAAGCTAGAAGTTATTGGGAAAGAGTTATTGAACATTTACAAAATAAATAGTATGGCACATCCTTTAGAACATTGTAAAACATCAGTAAGAAAATGGAAAGGTCAAGTCTCTGATTATCAAGCTATTCACGAGTGGCTTGATGAAACTAAAGGGTGGATTGGACACAGTATGCATAGAATGTTCCGTCACCATAGTGAAGGTATATTTGAATGTGAAAGAGTATTTGGAAAAAGTTTCATAAATGCTGATGGTAAAACTGTATATACAAGATATGTTGCAGAACAGCATATTAAGGAGGATTGCAATAATTACATTCCAACTGCTAAAGAATGGGTTACTATGATTACAAGTGGTAAGCCTGAGAAATGGGCAATAAAAACTTTAAAAATTGAAGACTAATGGAAAAACAACTATTTGTAATTGATGGTTACAGAATTTGGGCAACTTCTTATGATGAAGCTCTAGAACACTACAATATGATTATAAAATTTTAAACAGAAAAGTAATGGCAAAATTAAAATTTGACAAAGAAGAAACAAAGAATTTATTAAACATGCTAAAGTCAAGTGATTCTGAGAATCATACTATAGCATTTCAAGCATTGGAAAATGCTGATCTTAAAGATTATAAAGGTGAGTTACTTGTATTATATAAGTTTTCTAAGTTGCCAAAAGATACTTGGCAAACAGAAGCTCCAAAATCTTATAAGATATTAAATAAAGCTGCTGCACTAGGTGACAATATGCTTACTAGCGGTAAGTGTTTATCTCTTATGACTTCTAATGGATCTAGTAAAGATTCAATAGAAATGTTCTTAGAGAATTTTGTATTTGATATGGTGGGATTCTTAGATCAACTAGGATATCCGGCAGATAAATTTGACATAAATATTAAACTAAAAGAATAATGGACAAAGTTCAGAGTTTAAGTAAAGCCAGTAAAGACCTAATGTTGAAGGAACCCTATTATGGGTTCTTTCTCATCATGTTGAATAAGCTATGGGATGCTAAGAGAGTTCCTACTGCCGGAGTTAGTAAGAATGGTATCAATTACCAGCTTGCTATTAATCCTGATTTTTGGGAAGGTCTTAATGAAGAACAGAGGCTTGGTATATTAAAACATGAATTGCTTCATATTGCATTTGGACATCTTACTACTTACTTTAAGTTTAGTGATAAGAGACTTGCAAATGTTGCAATGGATATGGAAATCAATCAGTACATTGAAAAGTCTTGGTTGCCGGGCGGAGAATATTCTAAAGAAGAATATGAAGCACTGAATGAAAAACTAAAACTTGAAATGTCTGCAGCTATGGAAACAGGAGCTAGTCCTGAAGAAATAGCTGAGATACTTAAGAATGCTCCTAGTAGAGGTATTTTTATAGAAGACTATGCTGATATGAATCTTGAACTTAGAGCAGGTTGTAGATACTACTATGACAAGCTTAAAGAGTTTAAAGATGAGAAAGAGAAGAATGGTACTTGCGGTAATCAAGCAATGGACAATCTTCTTGACAATATTGAGATGGGTAATGTTCCTGATCATGGTACCTGGGAAGAGTTTGATAATCTTACTGAAGCTGAGCAAAAGTTAATTGAAAAGCAATTACAGAAAGTGCTTAGTGATGCTAAGGAACAAACTGTTAAGAAACGGGGTACTGTGCCAGGTGAGATAGATGGTCTTATTCAGATTGAAGAAATTGTACCACCTAAGTTTGACTGGCGTGGATATATCAGAAGATTTACTGGTGTTAGTACAAAAGTATTTACCAAGAAAATTAGAAGAAAAGAGAATAGAAGATTCTCTGACAATCCGGGTCTTAAGATCAAGATGAAGCAACATATGTTATTAGCAATAGATACTTCTGCTTCTGTAAGTAATGAAGAGCTGGCTGAGTTTATGAATGAAATGCATCATATCTATAAAGCCGGTGTAGACATTACAGTTATTCAGTGTGATACAAAAATTAAATCAATTCTACCTTACAAAGGCGGAACAGATTTAAAAGTTAGTGGTAGAGGTGGGACTGAATTTGATCCCGTCCTGGAATATTATAATGAGAATAGTAAAAAGTTTACTAGTCTGGTATATTTTACTGATGGAGAATGTTATACATCTGTAAAACCAAAAGGCAATGTGCTATGGGTTTTGTCAGAGAGATCAAGTATGAATGACAGCCTTCCGGGCAAAGTAATTAAGTTAGAACTTTAAAAATTAGAAAAATGAGTCAAGTACAATTGAATGTAGAAGAGTTAAAGAGCTTTATTAAGCACATGGTTAACAACAATCAGTATATTCAAGCAGAGGGTAAGGTTCCCGTAGCTATTAATATTGAGGGTGATGCGGGTCTTGGTAAGACTTCAGCTATCTTTTCCT